TCTTTTGAAGAGACTGTTGGAATGGGTGAGGTAGAGTTATTAAACAAACAATTGGAACTATTAAATGGCACGAACTAATTATGCCACCTGTAAACTTATGGAGCTTAAAAATGTCAGACAAGATTAATCCTAACCACTACAAACAGGGCGCTGTTGAGTGCATTGACGCATTAGAAGCAGCTACTATCAATCTAAAGGGCAGTGATGCTGTGTGTACTGCCAATGCTATTAAGTACCTATGGCGGTGGAAAGAAAAAAACGGATTGGAAGATTTACGCAAGGCACAATGGTACATTAACAGGATGTTGACCAACCCAAGTAATTTGTGATATGCTGATCGTGCCTTTAAAGGTAAAGACTCATTCTCCGAGTATTCTAGGATTTTTGGGTAGTGGATGTGTCCTAGCACAGTTGAAGCTACCTATCTTTTATTGAATTGTACCTGCCTGATCCGCAGGTTCATGGTGGGGCAAACAGAGATGGCTACCTAAGTTTGCGTTGAAGTCATGATGCAACACTGCGCTGTGATCGCAGTCCCACAAAAATCACCTTTTTAGGAACGATATGCGTGGACTGTTAGACATTAAGCTAAGTATTCCTAGTGAAAAGGAAATACTCAAGAACACTAAGAATGCTGTGGATAACTACGCACTAGCACCAGAGAACCCATCACTGCCAAATAAAGACTATTGGGCTAAGATGGGTAAAGTATTTAGAATTACACCAGAAGAAGCTAAGCGCAGACGCTGTGGTAATTGTGAGTATTATGAAAACACACCAGCTATGCTTGAGCTGATGGAAGCAATACCGTTAAACAAGTATGACCTGTACGATGGTCAGGCACAACGTGGCTACTGCCATAAACTAGACTTTATCTGCCACAACTCAAGAGTATGTAGCGTGTGGGAAGAGAAAGAATACGAAACTCCATCTGAAGAAGAAGAGGATTAATCATGTTTAGAAACGCAGACAAAGCAGCAGAGAAGATTGCAAAAGTAATGGGTGAGTATAAAGACAAAGAGCTACACTCTGGCAAGGGTGGCAAAGTAGTAAAGAATAAGAAGCAGGCAATTGCTATTGCACTATCAGAAAGTGGAGCATCAAAGAAAAACAAATAGGTTAACTTTAGGCGAACGGAGTAGCTCTCCTGCTGTGCCACTTCACAGCTAGCCTATTTCTCATGTGGGAGAACAATATGGCTCGTATAGCAAGAACGCATTGTAGTCGTGGACACGATTTAAATATATCAAGAAAATTTCATCCTAATGGTGATGCTTACTGCAGTGAATGTAAATTAACAAGGCAAAAAATTTATAGAGAAAAATATCCAGATAGAACAAAAGGATATTACAAAACGTCTAATAGACGTAAAAATTATGGAATAGAACCAGAAGAGTATAAAAAATTATTAGATGATTCTAAAAATTTATGCATGATATGTAAAAGTAATTCTAATAAAAAAAGTTTACATATAGATCATTGTCATAAAACAGGAATTGTACGTGGGTTATTATGTCATAATTGCAATACTGCGATTGGGCTATTTAAAGAAAATATAGAAAATATGTTTAAAGCAATTGAGTACTTGAAAGCAAATACGCAATGAATGATCACTGGTTTGTAATAGCGCTGGCGGTGCTGGCTAACGTAACTTTAATCTTGAATGCAATACATCACTGGTAACAAATAAGGATCACCAACCCTAGTGGAGTGATAGAAAATGTCAATAACAGCAAAACTAAATCCAAGACACCAACAACTAATTAGAGACAAGATACAAACTGGCTTATTAATTGAGAAGTTGCAGCAATGCGCTCTAGAAGGCTTAGAGCTAACGTCTCAGCAAATGAAGGCAATTGAGATACTGCTCAAGAAATCTATTCCAGATCTGAGTGCAGTTGAATTGTCTGGTGACGAAAACAAACCAATGACAATGAAGATCATCACAGGCATTGCCAATGAATGATGAGTTCTTGTTAGAAGAGATAACGGAAGAGGAAGCAATTGATCTAGGTTATAGACCAAGGCTGCCTCAAAAGAAGATACACGAAGCATTAAGGCAATGTAGGTTTGTGGTAGTGGTAGCTCATCGTAGGATGGGCAAGACCGTTTCAGCAATCATGGAACTGGTTGACAGGGCGCTAAACAATACACAGGTAAATCCTCGTTATGCGTACATTGCACCAACTTACTCACAGGCTAAACGGATTGCATGGGATTATCTGGTTGAGTACACCAGACCACTTGGCGCTAAAGTTAACATTGCAGAGCTTAGAGTAGACTTCTTAGGTAGACGTATCAGCCTGTATGGATCAGAGAACGCAGAGTCATTACGTGGTCAATACTTTGATGGCGTGGTGCTAGATGAGATTGGTGACCAGAACCCTAAGATATGGACTGACATTATTAGACCAGCACTTACAGATCGTAAAGGCTGGTGTTTGTTTATTGGTACACCTAAAGGTAATAACCACTTTGCAGACTTTAAAGAACGTGCGCTTGGTGGTAATGGCTGGAGATTCTTAGAGTTTAAGGCTAGTGAAACGCAGATCCTAGACGCAGTAGAGCTTGCTGATGCAAGAGCTGAGATGGGTGAGGATAAGTACAGGCAAGAGTACGAATGCTCGTTTGATGCGCCAGTTGAAGGTGCTTACTACGGTGGCTTAATTAATGAAGCAGAAAAAGAAAATAGGATTACAAAGATTCCTAAAGATGAACTGGCACGATTGGTTTGTAGCTGGGATCTTGGCATCAGTGATTCTACTTGCATCTGGGTTGCTCAAGTAGTCGGCAAAGAGATACAGCTCATTGACTGCCTAGAGAATCATGGCGTAGGTCTGGACTACTATGTTAGTTGGCTACGTGAAAAGGGTTACTCAAAGGCACAGAACATATTACCGCATGACGTAAGGGTAAGAGAGCTAGGCACAGGAAAGAGTCGGCAAGAGGTATTGATGGAAGCAGGGCTAGATGTAGTTATCGCTCCAAGTCTATCTGTTGCTGATGGCATTCAGGCTGTTAGACGAATGATTCCTAGATGCTGGTTTGATAAAGAGGCAACCAAACAAGGCTTTGCTGCACTCAGGAACTATAGACGTGTGTATGATGAGAAGCGCAACGTGTTTTACGACACACCACTGCACGATTGGTCATCTCACTTTGCAGACAGTTTTCGCTACCTAGCAATTGGATTAGTTGAAACAGACACAACGTGGGGAAAACCATTGAACATTAATAAGAATTGGATAGTCTGATGGCTAAATTGAACGATGACGAAATTAAGAACCTACTAAGCACAGAGATTGATAACGCAATCGGTTATCTTGAGACTGAGACGGTAGAGTCAAGGGCTGAAGCACTAAACGCATACCTACGCAATCCTTATGGCAACGAGGTAGAAGGTCAGTCACAGATCGTCACTGGGGAAGTTGCAGAGGCTGTGGATGGCGCATTGCCACAGCTAATACGTGTGATGTGTGCCAATGAAGATGCAGTACAGTTTGAACCTGTAAACGAAGGTGACGAACCATTCGCAAAACAGGCAAGTCAGTTAGCTAATTGGGTGTTCTACAAACAGAACAATGGCTTCTTAATAATGCACAACTGGTTTAAAGATGCATTGATGCAGAAAAACGGCATCGTCAAAGCGTACTGGCAATCAAATAAAGACACCACAAAAGAGAAGTACAAGAACCTTACCGAAGATGAGCTTGCTATGTTGCTGGCTGACGGTGAGTTTGAGATCGTAAAGCAAAACACAAACTCAAACATCGGTGCTGATGGCATGGAGTATTACACATACGACATTACTATCCAACGCACTAAAGATAACAGTCGTATCTTGATTGAAAATGTGCCTCCAGAAGAGTTTATTATTGATAAGGCTGCACGTACTATAGAGGATGCACAATTCGTGGCTCACAGGCGCTTTATGCCACGTGGAGACCTAATTGCAATGGGTTATGATAGGGAGAAAGTAGAAGGAATCCCTACAGGTGACAGATTAACCTACTCACCAGAGCGTTTGGCTCGTTATTCTAACGGTGAGATGCCAGACTATGTGCCTAGTGGCGATCCATCAATGCAAGAGGTTGAAGTTTTTGAGTGCTACATCCGTGCAGACTTTAACGGTGAAGGCTTCAACTCTTTACATCGTATTGTAATGGGTGGTGAGTACATTCTTGAGATGGATGAGTGCGATTACGTGCCATTCCATTCTGTTTGTCCATTCCCAATCCCACACAAATTCTTTGGTCAGTCTATGGCTGATCGCACAATGGACATCCAGCTTGAAAAAACTACGCTGACACGTCAATTGTTTAACAACTTGTACCTAACAAACAATGCTCGTGTTGTGGCAATTGAAGGTCAGGTGAACTACGATGACTTGCTATCATCTACGGCAGGTGGCGTGATTCGTGCTAAGTCTCAGGGCGCTGTCACCCAATTGAACGTAGCAAATACTGCTGGTCAGACATTCCCTATGTTTGAGTATCTTGATGGCGTACAGGCTAAACGCACTGGCGTATCTGATATGCAACAAGGTCTTGACTCTAATGTATTACAAAATGTAACGGCAACAGCAGTAGCAGCGATGACACAACAATCCACAGGCAAGCTAGAGCTAATAGCTCGTATATTTGCTGAGACAGGCGTTAAGTCACTGTTTAAGGGCATCCTGCACCTATTATGCAAGTACCAAGACCGTGAACAAGCTATCCGCATGAATAATAACTGGGTATCTTTTGATCCTCGTGAGTGGTCAGACCAATACAACGTGACAATTAACGTAGGTCTAGGTAACGGCAACCGCCAAGAGCAGATTGCTATGCTACAAATGATTCTTGCTAAACAAGAACAGGTATTGCAAGGCTACGGCATGAACAATCCATTGGTATCGCTTGGTCAGTACCAGAAAACACTGTCTCGTATGATTGAGATGGCTGGCTTTAAGGACTCAACGTCATTTATTAACGTGATTACGCCAGAGATTGAACAGCAAGTTGCACAGCAAGCATCACAAGCGCCAACAGATCCAACAACTGAGGCTGCTAAAATGTACGCAGAGGTTGAGAAGTCTAAGGCTGAGTTAAAAGCACAGGCAGATGCAGCTAAGAATGAACTTGATCGTCAGAAAATGATGATTGAGAACGAGCAGAAGCAACTTGAGATGCAACAAAAGGCTGCAAAAGATAATGCAGAGCTTGCATTAAAAGAAATGAAGCTACAGATTGAAGCGATGAAGGCAACAGACGGAAATAACGTCATGAAGATGGACTCAGTAATGAAAGCTATCAGTGCCTTGAACAATCTTGCTAATTCTGGTATAAATCAGTAAGTTTAAAGGGATAGTTATGGCATATTCTAATGTAAGCGACACGCAACTGCTAGATCCTACTACTGGTCAATACTATACAGAGCAAGTTTATACGCCACCATCAAATAACTTTTTTGGCATGGGATCTAATGGCGGTGGTATTGCTAACAATTATGGATTTTCTATGTTGCCACAGTTTGGCTTGGGTGGAATACCTTCTATGCCAATGACAAGACGACAATATACTGGTGACGTTTCGCAAGTATTTAAGATGATGCAAAACAAACAGCCATACCAATACAATGTTCCATCAATTGCATCAATGTTTTCATCAATGGCTATGCCGACAATGGGTAACTATCAGCCATCGCAATACACTGGTGGCGTTGGTCAGTTTTTAGGTGGATTGCTAGGTAACGCACCAATGGCAAATAATAATGCAGCACCAGCAGCTCAGTCTAGTGGCGCAGGGAGATTTGCATGACAAAGTCTGAATGGGCAGTCAACTTACTATCCAGCAGTCACTTTAAAGACATACTGACCGATCTTAAAGACATTGAAGTAAACAAGATCATTGCTAGTGATTTAGAGGACATAGGCGCACGAGAAGATGCTTACATCATGATTAGCGCTTATAATCAGATTTATGCTTCTATTGAGTCAATGGCAGCAGATAAGAAAATAATTGCAGGGCGCTGGAAGATATTCTGATTTAAAACTGAACAACCAGTTAATTTGCTAACACCGTGAGGTGCAGCTCTAATGTAAGTTGATTTTGCATTGGAATAGACTAAGGGAATGAAAAAATGACCGACACCAACCCAATCGGGAGTGATCAACAGCCTACAGGCACAATTAACGAGGCAGCAAATTCTTTCTATAACTTACTAGGTGGAGACGAAGCACCCGAAAGCGGGCAAGCTGAAGAACCAGTAGAAGGCGAAGAGGAATTAGAAGCTAGTGACGAAGCACCAGAAGAAGAGTACGAAGAGGAAGATTCTCAGGACTCTGACACAGAACCAGCAGAACCCAGACGATTTAAAGTTAAGGTTGCTGGCGAAGAGTTAGAACTATCCCAAGAGGAACTGATCAACTATGCTCAACAAGGCGCAGACTACACTAGAAAAACGCAACAGTTAGCAGAACAACGTAAGGCACTAGATGCCGAAGCGCAGTCTGTGATACAGGCAAGGCAGCTCCGTGATGCCTATGCTGAGAGGTTGCAGATGATTGAGCAAATGCTGACTGCTCAAGATTCAAATGAAGATTTAGATAGTCTCAAAGAAAACGATCCAATCGGGTATGCAGTACGAGTTGCAGAGATGCAGCAAAAAGAGAAGCAGATGTACGCTGTCCAAGCTGAACGTCAACGAATTGCTCAAGAGCAACAAGCGGAATACGGTCAGAATATGCAGAAGTATCTAGCAACTCAGGCTCAAGAATTAACTAAGGTTATTCCAGAGTATGCAGATCCAGATAAGGGCGAAGTCTTACGCAATGATCTCCGTAAGTTCGCACGAAGTGTTGGGTTCAGTGATGAGGACTTATCTAACGTGGTAGACCACCGTCAAGTGCTGACGCTATATAAAGCGATGCAGTACGACAAATTACAACAGTCTAAGCCACAAGTCACGAAGCGAGTGAGCGAAGCACCTAAGACGCTCAAGTCTGGCAGTGGTAACAAAACAACTGACCATGACAAAATGAAGCGCAGTAAGCAGCAGTTACGTCAGACAGGAAAAGTCCGTGATGCTGCAAAAATATTTGAACAATTTATTTAAGGATTAAAAATGGCTACATATCAAACCTATACCGCCATCGGTCAACGTGAAGACTTGATTGATACAATTTACAACATTGCTCCAACAGAGACTCCATTCATGAACTCTATTGGCAAGACTAACGCAACAGCACGTCTTCACGAATGGCAAACTGATAGCTTGGCTTCAGTTAACTTGTCTAACGCTGCAATTGAGGGTGCAACTGCATCTGATGCAACACTGACTCCTACAGTCCGTGCTGGCAACCGTACACAAATCAGCCAAAAAACTATCAAGATCTCTGGTACTTTGGACACAGTTAATAAGGCTGGTCGTAGGTCAGAAAAAGCCTATCAATTGGCTAAAGCATCAAGCGAAATCAAACGTGACATGGAGGCAATTTTATTGTCAAACCAAGTTGCTGCTGATGGTAACGGCTCATCAACTGCTCGTGTGTTAGGTGGTTTCCAAACATGGTTGAACTCTAACAAATCATTGGGTTCAGGCGGTACTGCTGGTGCTAGTGGTACAACTGCTCGTGTAACTGGTACTGATCGTGCATTTACACAAGACATGATTTCATCTGTAATGCAGCAATGCTTTACTAACGGTGGCTCACCAACAATGTTGTTTGTAACTCCAGCTCAAAAAGTTGTGGCATCAACATTTACTGGCATCGCTACTCGTTACCGTGATGTTCCTGCTAACCAACAAGCTCAGATCGTTAATGCTGCTGACGTTTTCGTTAGTGACTTTGGTATTATCCAAATCGTGCCAGATCGTTTCATTCCTAACACAGACAATGATGACGTGGCTTTCTTGGTTGATACGGAGATGGCTTCAGTTGCTTACCTACGCCCATTCCAAACAAACGAATTGGCAAAAACTGGTGACTCTGAGATGACTCAGTTGTTAGTAGAGTACACATTGCAAGTTAACAACGAAGCAGCTCACGGTATCATCGCTGACTTGACTTAATAACTTAGCAAGGGATAGGGAGGTCTTCGGATCTCCCTTCTACTATGACACAGAAAATATACAACGGAATTACAGAGACATCTTTTGAGGATGTTGGTGATCAGTTAATCATTACACAAAAGCAAGACATTGGCGCAATCATTGAAGCCAATAAAGCTGACTATGTGCAAACAGATGCCAAAACAAGATGGGGCGAAGGTCAACTTAGTAACAGGGTTGCCCGCATACCGTTAACAGTTTTTCAGGATCTGGAAAAGCTAGGCATCACTCGTGGTTTTTCTGTGATAGACATGAAACGATTTAAAGAGTGGCTAAACAATCCAGACAATCAAGTATTTAGGACTAGGGCAGGTAAAATTTAATGGCTGCATTTACAACATACTCTGACTTACAGGCAACTATAGCAAGCTATCTGGCACGTACAGACCTGACTGCTATGATCCCTACATTCATTCAGCTTGCTGAGACTCGTCTGCGTAGGGAATTACGTCTTAGAGTAATGTTAAACGTAGCTACAACAAATAACACTGCAAATGACAGCACTATAGAGATGCCTCCAGACTTCTTGGAGATGCGTGATCTGCACATAAACACAAACCCAATCACGGCTTTGAAATATAATACGCCTAGTGTTTTTTACAGAAACTCATTTTCTACTATTAGTGGTAAGCCTGTGCAATACACTGTTTTGGCTAACGATTTTCAATTAGCTCCAATCCCAGATTCTGTTTATGAGTTTCAAATGCTTTACTACGCAGCACCTGCATATTTAAGCGACACCAATACGTCAAACGTATTCTTAGAAACCTGTCCAGATTTATTGCTATACGCATCACTAGGTGAAGCAGAACCATACCTGATGAATGATGATCGCCTAAACACTTGGGCATCATTATATCAACGTGGTGTTGACGCATTGAATGTATCAGACAATCAA